GAATAGCTGGTTGAATTTGATGATGCTTCCCGAAGGACCCTTCTTGCCGCTTTTTGCCACCGCTTCGCTGGGCAGGCTGAGCAGGCCAAGTTTCTCAAGATCATAAAGCATCCGGTAGACCACAAAGGCTCCTTTGCCGGAAGCCTGCATCAAGGCTGCGACCGAGCGCTTGCCATCCACCAGGTCAAAGATCTGCCGTGCGCCGGGAGGCAGGCTGTCGGGCGGGGATTGCCCTTCCAGCAGCTGGGGAACAATATGGTCACCGGGAATTTTTTCCTTGAGCACTTGCCACTCGTCAAGCCGCCGGAAACCTTCCATCATGATATTTTGCGTATTGAGCTTGAACTGCACGAGGTCATCGGGAGCCTGCGCCTTCTGGTAAAACATGAACACACCATGTTTCATGGGAAACAGACTGTAGAGGATCTCTTCTACCTGCATGCGTACCACGGTAATGTAACGCGACTTAATGTTTGAGAGTGCGCGACTTAATGTTTGAGAGTAACTTTTTTTGAGTATTCCACACAGATTTTTCTTTCGTAACGAACATATGGCGTTTTCAATATATAGGCTTTATACCCTATTAATGGTATATGAATTTGGCTGAGTTCGGCCATATTTGGCGTCTAAGTAACGATCTCAACCGTCGTCGTATTTAACCGGAGACCGTCGGGTTAAAAGCATTGTAATAGTCGTTTATATGGCTTCCTTTCTGGTATAATCATTCGGTGACTTGGCGGAGTACCTTCCTTACCCAGCCAGCCCAACCTACTCAACCATACTACGTCAGGTCACCTTTTCTCCCAGCACAATCATTTCACAGCTTCAATCATCACAAAACATCTGGTGATATCTGTTGTCAGGTTTCCACCCTGGTCATGCCATAGATGAAATGACAGACTAGAATCCTGGTCTACGGTGATATATGGAGCTACGAGCAGAATGTCATTCGGCCCTATGCTTTTTGCCTTTGCTTTTTTCGCCAGCACGGTATTTAGGTACACGGCCAGCTCGTAGTTGTAGGCTGCAACTGCGTTGGACAGAATCACATGGGCGGTGACTTTTACCGCGCTAATTCCCGGCGGCACCCTTACGCCAAGGAATCCGTCACCTTGTGCCACAATTTGAAATCCACCAGATTGATATGCGGAAGCATAGCTCAGATAAGTTATAAAGTCGAGTTGAATGCCTGTGCCTACCGTCAAGAAACCCGTGGGGCTTTCAGCGTAGTAATAAGGTTTGTTTTCTCGCCATACCTTCGATCCCACCAGATTGTAGATAAGATCCACTTGCGTACCACCAGAAAGAATCAAAAACAGTGGTAGCCCCGTCAGAACGACACCGGTTGTCGAAGCAGATGCGATGGCAATAACGTCAAGTGTTCCATCCGGTTTGAGGCAGACATAACTGGCCTTATTGATTGCGACCGAAAAACTCAAGGTCGGCTCGGAAGCTCCAACGGTGATGAGGTTGCCGTTGTAGAAAGCAGAACCTGGAGTAACAGTCACATCCAGCCCAACCGCAGAAGCAGCCAGGCCGCTCATAACCCAATCTGCCTGCATTTCCGAGTACTTGGCTCGGGCGGAGAACATCCCGTTGAGGAGGGTTGCGATCTGATTTTCAACTCCACCGTCGAGTGTGCCGCCGTTTGTTTCAATGATCGCTGCGAGCTCTTCCTGAACATTGTTGAGCCAAGTCTCATCGAGTACCGTCCCATCTGTGCCGGCACCGACATCGCGATCCTTGAACCGGTTATTGTTGTGATTGAGTGCGTCTGTTCTTTTCATGGCTTATCCATTGTGGTTGAAGATGATTAAACGATGGCTATGTTGCAGTTTGTTAAATAGGCATTCAATGGGGCGCTCGGTGCCCCACTGTGAAATTGGATCGCCTGCTTGAGCTACCCCGCATTCGGTCAGCGGGCCTTGTACAAGATTGGTATCGACAATCCATAAATAACGGCTCTGGGCAGGACCGATGGGCATACCCGCTTGGATCTGCCCAACGATGGAAGGGAGAGGTACGGTGATGGTGATCGTAATTCCAAATGTAGCCGCCAGGTCAATGAATGCCTGGGGGCTGTGACTGCGGCCGCGTGGGATTGCTTCCTTGAGCTGGATCCGGAGCTGGGCCGGGTCTTCAGTGTAGTCGAGGCATTTGTTTGGCAGCCCAAACAGTTCAACCCAGTATTCCAGCAGGTAAGAGGACTGGAAGGGAATAGTTTCCGTCCGGAGCGAGGTGATCATATCATCAAATCTGGTCAACTCATCAGACAGGCCGTCGATGACCTCTTTCTGAACTATAGTATCATCGACCTGCCAGACTTCTCCTACAGGCCAAAGTCTCCGGAGCAATCTTTGAATCTTGGTGCTCATTGCCAGGTGACAGTCCCCAGTACTGGCACCGAGGTTGCCCCGGTGTTGAAAGGACTCACAGGCGACAGAAGTTGGTGGGACACTTCGCCCTGAGCAATCGAGATTGCCTCATCAATTTGGGAAATCGGCAGGCTGGTACTTGGTCCCCCGACCCTTACCAAATATCCCTCAAGCTCTACTTCAACAGCAGCCCTGATTGCTGCCGTATCCGGATTAAGTGAGATGACCGGGTCAAGGGCGTTCAGTGTGGGAGCAAACACAATTATGTCGTCATAGTCCAACGGGCAAAGAGTGACCAGGTGGCCATGTACCTCGTCAATCTTGGCTTGGGTCGGCAGGATGTTGCTGCCTGATCCTTGCACCGTGAACATAACTCCTACGGTACCTAGACCGGCCCAATGGCGGAATGTCCATACGCGATCTACTCCAGTGATTTCTTTCGTCCAGCGCTTATAGTCAGCGTCATTTCCACCGGTCGATGTTTCTGCAATGTATTCTTTGTAGCGTGCGTGCAGTTCGGCGGGTGTTTCATCATCAAAGCCGACATTAACTATGGTCGCTACCGTTGCTTCAGCATCGACCCCGGCGATAGGCTCGACGAGTTCTACAGCATCACCGAGATTGAGGTTGGAAGCGGTGCCGACTTCCACGGCTGTTACAGCAGGGCTTGCGATACCACCGCTAATTGTGACATCTGCATCAACCGAATATTGATAGCCATCGGCCGACTGATAGATGGATCCAACGCTAATGATAGAGCCATTTGTTCCGGTAGCATTGAGAATGAATTGCGCTGCTTCGGCCGTGCGGAGATACATTCCGTATTCGGCGGCCCACTCTTCAATTGTTTCCGAATCAGGCGCAAAGGGCAACAGCCTGAAAACGAGCCCCTCTGCGTATCCGTAGAGGAGGTATACAGCACCGGAAAACACAACAGCTAACAGCCTGGCCACGGCCTTGGGCAGTAACCCGTTTACATCAGAAAGGCGGTTTTCAAAGTCGGCTGTGATCCGCTGATGCAGCTGCTTCAATGTTGGTTTTGGAAGTGCCATTACATACTCCAGAAGACTTCGTATTCGTATCGGATTGGCTTGGTTTGATTCGGCCGATACATATCAATATAAATTGCAGCTGTTTCCCTGCCTGCCCGGCTGACTGAAACGACTATCTTTGCGGCTGCGTTATCATCTACAAGCCAATTCAATGCCTCTTCACATGTCCTTTGAAGTGCATTTAACGTGGTGCTATTGAGCTTGGAGCGTTTCAGTGTCCAGATCCGCGAGCCAGTCTTGCTTTTTTCATCGAGCAACTGGTTGCCCCACCAACCGCCGCGATCTTCTACAAGTCCGGTGTCGATGTCGCTCTGATCAGCCTCAAGATCGGTGAAGAGGCTGATAATGATGGCGGTTTCCAGTCCGTCATCCGTCACCAGATCATTGTCGGCAACTGCAAAATCGGCGACCAGGCTGCCATTGTATTTGAGGGCGATATCGGTCATGGTGCTGGCGGTCCGGAAACCCCACCGCCGGGCGTTACACCGGTGTGAGTATGCGTAAGGTAAGTGGTGTAGAATCCGTTCAATGAAGCCGATGACGATATGCAATCTGCTCCGGTGACTGTACCTGTGGCGATGATGTTTGCATCGACCGTGAGATTGATACCCACATCGAGGTTCATATCAAAGGTGCCATTGCCAGCAACGGCCAGGTCACCGCTGATCGACATATTGCCGGTCAATTCAAAATCTGGCGCTACCATTTGCACTTTGGAATTGCATTCGATTGCAATGATACCGTCTCGCTTCAGGTGAACCTTGGAGCCTTGGTCATCATAGAGCGCCACTTCGCCATCTTTGAGGCCCTTGAGCCGGTAACGGCGGTCTCCACTGGCAATGATGACGCCGTGGTTACGATTGCCGCCAACAAAAACCCCGATACCCTCGGAGTCTTTGAATGGTACAGACGTAAAACCGTACAGCTGCATCGTTTCAACGCCATCCATTAGCTCACTATCCAATCCCTTAATCTTGACGAATTGGATACCATCGACATCGTTGACAGAATCGATCACTACCCGACTGATCATCAAAGCAATTTTGCGGCCAAGTGGCCGGAGCATTTTGGCAAAGAGTTCGATCATCCAAACAGC